CCGCCTTCCTTGAGCTCGACCGGCGTCGCGCCAGGCAGCGGCCACCCGCCGGCGCCGACGTCGAGCCCCTTGCCCTTGCAGAACTGCGCAGCGATCGGCGCCACGTACTGCATGGCGTTGCCATGCTTGATGAATTCCGGGTACAGCCGGCCAGCGTATTCGAAGATCATGCTGCCACTCCGCGTCGCTGTGCCGCGCGTTCGTTGCCTATCAAGGCTGCCGTCGCCGCCGCGTCGAGCGTGATCGGCAGGCCGGCGATGTTGGCCTTCAGCCATTGGCGCTCGCGCTCTGGGTCGTGCCCGATCGGGTCGGCGCCGTTCTGCGGTTTCCATAACTCGTCGACGTTGTGCACGCGGCTTATGAAGAAGTCGAACCCAGTCATGAAAACGTGCAGCGGCTCGAACGACAGGACATCGAGCAGCGCACCGAATCCAGTCGTTGGCACGTGGCCGCCGAGCATCTTGAATTTCGCAACGAACTCCTCGACCGGCGGGACGTAGGTCGGGCAGAACCACCATGCGCCGCGCTTCTGGTAAATCCAGCGGAAATCGACGCCGTGCATCTTGCCGTTCTTCAGGTGCCATGGGCTCTCGATGAACTGCGCATTCGGACACTTGCACATCACGAGCCGCACGCCCTCGCGCTTGAGTTCCTGCACCCCTTTGCGGATCGCGTTGCCGTAATAGCTATAGTGCACATCGGTGCGGTAGCCTGTGCCTGGAAACAGCTTGTGGTTGTTCACGCGCACGACCACGTCATGCGAATCGACTAGACCGCGTTGGTTCGCCACCGCACCGGGTCCGCTGCCGACAAGCGCGACGGACTTGCCGCGCAACACCTGCGCGACGGTTTCACGATCGCAAAACCAGCTCATCAAGGGCCCCCAGCAAAGTCGCCCGATCGGCGTTGTCCATGACCCAACGTGAGGTCGATTTCTCTAGCACCTTCTGCGGCGTGATCTGCCGGACATACGACAGCGGCGCCTTCAATCCTCGCGCCGACCAGACAAGCAGCGCGCGTTTGTTCATGACCTCGGCCAGCGGCACGACGAACGAGACATAACCGAGGAACCCGTCGACCGCTTGCGCCAGGTCGAACAGTTCCGGCACCGTGGTCCGGTTCGCCAGGTCGAGGTCGATGCCGTCGAAGCGGTGCACCTGTTTGCCGGCGCCGATCTGCACCAGGAACGCTCGGCCGCGCGCGGCGTCGATCAATCGCTGGATCGCGGTGCAATCCGGCAGCAGTTCGCGCCCGAAGCCATCGGTTCTCCCCATCGGCGCGCGCGGCATCTGCACCGCGATGACAGGCAGCCCGCCGGCCTGCCTCCGCACCTGCTCACCGATGTCGCCAGTAGCGCGCCACTCGATCGCGAGCTCGGTGTCGGTCGGCACCCTGGCTGTGATGCACACATCCTGCCATTGGCGTGTCGGCTGCGGCTTGCGCGCGCTGTAGTGCGCCAGGATGTCGATGCGATCGCGCCGGAACGGCACACACTCGACCGGCAAGAAGCGGTACACATCCGGCCATGCCGTCGCGACCTTGAGCTGCACCCCCTGCGCCACGAGAAAGCGTGCGACGGCGTGCACGTAGATGGCATCCCCGATGCCCATGCCGCCGCGAATGGTCTTCACGCTGTCTGCGCCTCTGCCTGCAGCGCCTGCTGCAGCTCGCCGCGCGCGAAGCACTTCAGCGCCGTGCGCCGGCTGCAGTTGATCACCTTCACCTGTTTCTCGGCCGCGCGCTTGGCGACCTGTTCGAACTGATAGTGCCAGTTCTGCATCGAGTGGCAGTTGGACATGCCCTTCGGATGATCACCGTGCCAGTGCGCCTCGCCGAGCGGCCCGCGCCTGCAGTCGAACCCGAGCAGCAGTATGCGCGCCGCGCGCGCGCTGATCGCCAGCGAGATCGCGCAGGCACCAGAGTTTCCGAACCTGGTGAACCACGGTGCGGCGTGCGTAGTCTCGATGCCGAGCCTGGGCCCGACATCGGTCCCTGTGATCAAGCGGCCTCGGAAGACCTGCCGCGCCTCCGGCAGGTGCTCCCGCCACCACCGCGCATCGAAGCCGAACAGGATGTCTGCCCACGGCGCGATGCGAAAGCTCGTGTTCGTGACGATCGTCGGCAGGCCGGCGGACCGGACGGCCTCGCAATCCTCCTGCGTGAGGCTCGGACCGCTGGCGATGCAGGCGACCGTCCGGCCAAGCCAGTCAGGCCGCGGTGCCGCCTGCATTGAGCCCAGACGATGCCATGAGAGTAGCGAAGCGGTTTCGCTCGTCTGGCAGAACCGCCTCGATGTTGTAGATCGTGCCGCCATCGCTGACTGCCCGCAGCGCGGCGCTGAAGTCTGGCCGATACCTGACACTGATGCGGTGCGTCACGCGCGAATTCACCGTCTGCGCGGCCAGTAGTTCGCGCCCCGACAGCGTCTCGAGCCGGCACGGCATGCGCGGATTCGCATCGAAGGCGTCTTCCCAGGATTCCACGAGCGCGCCGTCGGAGTCCTGATCGGCGACATAGCGCTCGAAGCGCAGCCAGTGGCGGAGCTGGCCGGATTCCGTCATGCCATCCCCAGCAGCACGCGCCACGGGCGCAGCAGCGCCTCGGCGCCGTTCTGCGCGTCCTGCGACAGCGTGCCGCGGTTGCGGTGCAGGTCCTCGACCACGATCAGCACGGCGGCCCGGATCGCCCCAGGCAGCGGCCCGGCGCCGTCGCTGTTGTCCTCGTCGCCCTCGGCAGCGTAGCCGGCGACATACTGGCACTTGACCGCGTTCGGCGACTGAGCCGTGAGACTCGGCCACGATGAGACCGGCCGGAGCTTGGCCTTGTCGCCGTAGGTGTCGACGGTGTAGTCGACGTCCTGCTCGAGCGCACCGTCGCTGTCGTCGACGCCGAACCACTGCACAGCGATCAGCGGCGGGTACGGGATTTCGATGTCTGGCTGCAGCTGCTGGCTTGGCTCGACCAGCCACGGATAGGTGCGGCGAGGGTAGTCATCGAGCGCGAACTGGTACGTGCGGATCAGCAGCGATCGGCCTGTGAATCGCTCTGCGTGGTCGGTGGCGGCATCCAGGTAGCCCAGCAGCAGATCGTCGTCAGGGTGCGTCTCCACGCCGTCGCTGTCGACGTCGATGGGCACGATCTCGCACTGCTTGCGGCACGTGGCCAGCGTCAGCAGCCGGTGTTCGGCGCGGTCGATGATCTTCGCGCGGATCGGATTCATTTGTCGGCATCCTTGCCGCGGCGCACTGCGAGGCGCCAGTCGCCGGAGTCTCCTGGGCGCGCCTTCGTGTCGGCGCGCGCGATGTAAATCTGCCCGCCGAAGGTCACGGCGTCGCCGCGCTCGTACTGCTGTTCGGCGCGCCAGGTCTCGCGGTCGACGATCACCGGCAGGCGCAGCACGCAGCGTTTCTCGCGGCCGCCGGCCGACAGGGTGAGGTGCAGCGCGCGGTCGTCGACCAGCTCGGCCTCGAACTCGAAGTCGTCCAGGCCGACGCCGTCGCGCCCGTCGCGGCCCGGCGTGCCGTCGCGAGGCAGTGGAACGAGTCCCATGGCGTCGCGCTGGCGCTTCTCAGCCTCGCGCTCGAACTCCAGCGCCCACTCTGCGAAGCGCTGGCGCATCAGGTCGCGCACTTGCTCTGGCGTGACGCTGGCGCCGTCCTGGCCGTTCGAGCCATCGGCGCCGCGCTGGCCGGCGATGCCCTGCTCGCCTCGGTCTCCGCGGTCGCCCTTCTCGCCACGCTCGCCGCGCAGCATCTCGATCATCTCGCGGTCGGCCTTGATGATCTCGGCCACTTCGTGCAGATCGATGATCGGGGTGTCGCCGTCCTTCCCTGGCGGACCCCGTTCGCCATCCTTGCCGTCTGCCGGCCTCGGCAGCGCCGCCACCGCGCGCGCGACCTCCGCCGCGACCAGGGTCTGCACAGCCTCGAGCGACACGCTGACGCCGTCGCGGCCATCCTTGCCATCGCGAGCAGCAGGCATGGCGCGCACGCTGCGCTCGACC